CGTTTAATGTTGTTGGTCAACTGGTTTTATTAATTTTTACATCTTTAACGGAGTTTTTACCTAGTTTAAGTTGTATAATACCATTATAGTTATCTTCCCTTAACAGTACTTCTTCCTTAAATTGATAATGCGCCTCCATATAATTAGTTTCACCACGACTCATACACAAATGTATAATCTCGCGTTTAAACTGTTCCTTGCCTAGTTCTAATATGTCTGCTACTAAACGATTAGATGAACCCCAATAGTCTTTCCAATCAGTTTCGATTGTTTCTAGACGTTTGTTCTTCTTGCCTTTTAGTGGTGGTCTTTTTTTGATAGTTTTAAAATACTTACGGCCTACATAATCGTGTCCGTTTGTGATATTAGTTATTCTATAAATGAAGCCGTAATATTCACCGATATCCCCTGAATCAAAAGTTGTACCATTATAGATCCAAGGATTATCGTATGTCATACGTTATTTATTTTGCAGCCGCTGCGTTTTTCTTTTCCTGAATTTCTGCACGACGAGCTTTAGTTAACTTACCTAAATCACCTAATGCACCACGAGCACGTGCCGCCGCAGCTTTAACACCTTTAACTTCAAATTTTTCTGATTCTGAAACGTATAATTCTACTGCTGCTAAAATTTCTTCATGAATTGACATGTTTTACTTCTCCTTTAAATTGATACTACCATTCTGTAGCGTATTGCTGATTTACCGCTGCTATAATACATTTAGTCTTACATTCAGTCCAGGAAAAATTTTCAAATTCCCTATCCCAGAATTCATTGTTGATCACATCTATTAATGTCACTGTAGTTAAATCAAATTGTTTACTTTTTTCTATCCAGTCCTTATTGTGACTATATCTATTAGCCACCCAACAACATGGGAAGAATTTGCCCTGACTATTAATGAATAGTCCTTTATTACCTATGCCACACAGCGGAATAACTCCGTTAATTGCGGTTGATTGTTTATACAATTCTAAATTAGTAACGTTACCTATTGTTGATACTGTTCTATCAGTTAGTGCAGTTAATTTGCGTTGGAATCTGTGATTCGTGCTAATTAACTCATCTCTAGGTTGCAGTGCATCGTTAATTGGGTAGATAGAGTATATTTTATTAAATTTTGTACTATAAGTTAATTGGAATTCATCAAATCCTGATGCCTTGGCTATTGCTTGCATATTATCTAAATTATTTTCATTAAATGCAAACGCAATAGTATCCCAAGTCATAAACACACTACTTGCTTTGCGCAATGTAGTTACACCAAGCATAATACTTGCCCAATCACTATTAACTCTATATTGTTCGTTGCTTGCTTGATCCCACCCATCTAAACTAAAGTGAATGTGATCATTACTATCTAATGTCTGCCCTAATTGTTGCCACCATTGCTGTGTTTTGTAGCTACCATTAGTAACAATGACAATTTTAACGGGCTTAACACTTTTAAAATATTCAATTACTGCAATTAAGTCATGCGCATATATTGGATCACCATCATCACCACAGAATGTAATCTTCTCAACACTAGTTTTGATAAAGTCTGCTGTAAAATTAGTCTTAAAGAATTCTAAACTTAATTCTGTATTAAGTAATGTATCGGGTACTTCTGATCTAGCACAACGTGGACATTTTAATGTACACTTGCTTGATATTTCGATGTGCCAATGCCATGTTGCTAGTTTCATTTAAATTCTATCTCTCGTTGCCACTGATTTGTGTAGCTAGTACCACTGATATTTTTAGTGCAAGTACTTGCGCAAGTTTTATTTGGGGTAGATGTCTCCCACGAGTGTTGTATATTGTTGAAATCATCAATAACATACTGAGTAGATCCTAACCAGCAACACGGATGTATAATTCCTTTAGCTGATATATATAAACTTTGATCTTTAAGAGCCGAACATTCTATAGATCCGTTAGTTACAATTGGACTTGTCCATCCTGCCGGCGCTTGCAAAAATAATACAGGAGTGTGTTCGAATCTTCTACTAACTTTAGCACGAAACCACTTAAAGCCAAGTTCTTTTGCTAACTGTTGCGCTTGCTTGACTTGGTGCTCGTTATGCTTAAACACTATCATTTCCCAATGTGCATTGCCTCCAGCAGAAATAAACGCCTTTGCATTATTAATTACTTTATCCCATGCAACATTGACCCTGTAAATATGATTGGTATCTTCTAGCCCATCGATACTAAAAACAACATAATCTTTTTCTTTGTTTATAAGCGTCGCTAATTCAGTCCACCAATTAACATCACGTAATCCACCATTTGTATTCATTCCTAACACAATATTAGGATTTATATTGCGAAAATATTTATACAAAGCTAAGGTATGTTTACTAGCAGCAGGATCACCGTAATCACCACACATAAACACTTTGGTGAGATTTTTGATTATTGATTCATCTATTAAGTTTGCCAATTGTGATACAGTAAGATGATGCAATTCATTCTTATTAAACGTTGTATCTGTTTCTCTTGCGCATTGAGGACAGGCCGCATTGCATGCGTCTGTTGGCTCGATATGCAATATTTTAATATTAGATAACATCTACGTCTGTACTATATGATGTAAACCCGTTCTCTTTGGTCACCGTCATAATATTGTTAACTCGTCCCGCAAGTTCGTCTTTGTGCGAAACAAGCCAAATACTTTTCTCATGCTCACGCGACATCTTTTTAAGTATGCTCAACGAACTTTCAACGCCACTACTGTCCATGCCACTGTCAATAAGCTCATCGATAAACAATAAGTTAATTGGATTGTATAAACTTTCCCACACATCACGGAACGCCCAGCTTAAACTTAGTATCAAGCGATTACGTTCACCACGTGATAAGTTATCAAAGTCTAGTTCACGTCCTAACTCTGTAATCTCAACGCTTAAATCATTTAAGAACGTTACTGTGTGCGGCAATCCGATGCGATCTAAATATTGACTTAGACGTGCGTTTAAATGCGACAAGTTTTGATCAATGATACGTTTACGGATAAAGCTATCTTTGTTAGTTAATAGTTTTAACAAGAAGTCTTGATGTTCTTTTAACTTAACCAGCTCGTTCATAGTAGTATAATCAGTTTCTACTAAGGCAGTCTGTGTCATTTCTTCAATTTGTTCAGCATACGGATCAACTTCTGAACTCTTAGAAGCTAATTGTGTTTCTAAACTAGTAATAGAACCCTTGTGATGAAATGCATCTGCTTCTTTATCGTAGTATACTCGAGGTTGCGCACCTAGTGGACCAATTTCTGTTTTAGCCGCAACTAACGCTGATAAATGTGATTGGTCGGTTTGATACTGCGCAGTAGAAGCTTCGAGTGATGTACGTTTAGCCGCTAACACTTCTTCGTGTTTGCTATCATGAAAATGTTGCCCGCAAGCATAACACGTATGTGCTTCGAGGTCAGTGATTTCTTTAGTAACTTTGTCTATGGTCTTTTGTTCACGAGCAACATCTGCTTCGCTACGTAGAATAGCCTTAGTCAAATCATCTAAGTCTTTACGCTGTTGATTGTAGGCAGTAAGTGCAGTATGTGCCGCCAGTTCTTGTTCAATATCAATTTTAAGCAGTTCTGTTAGGGCATTTTGTAGTTTTATTGTGTCATCTGCATGCTTAGTAGTCCACATAGTTTGTCGACGTTTTAGGCTGTCAATTTGCTCTTGAATACGGCCATTTGCGTCGGTTATAGCTTTAATATTGAACTCTTCTTGCTGTATTGCATCCTTAGTGGCACGACCCAGCTCTTTAAGTTTTTCTGCCTTTTCACTTAAGACAGTGATACCAAGTAGCTGTTCAATAATTTCACGTTGGTCGTTAGATTTAAGACTAAGGAATGGTTCAGTGTAGGTATTAAGCGCAACAATGTGTTTGAACATATTGTGCGACATGCTTAACAAACGTTCAATTTCGGCTTGTGTTTCTCTACTATCGCCTTGACTTTCGTCAGTGATTTCTTTTTCTTCGTCGCCCACGTAAAACTTCATTACGTTTGGCTTGCGTCCACGCTCAATCTTATAATCTTGCCCGTTATGTTCAAACTCTACAGTAACTAACATGTTCTTACCGTTAGTTTTGTTAATTAAGTTATCACGTTTGATATTAGTTAATGCTTGTCCAAACAGACTGTAGCTCAAGGCATTGATGATAGTTGTTTTACCAGTGCCGTTACGTGCGCCACTGTCGTCGCCACCTAGGTCAACGTTAACGCCCAGCACTAACGTGAGGTCATTGCGATCAAAGTCCACTGCTTGCGTTGCATTACCAACGCTCATGAAATTTTTCACGGTAAGATTTTTTATACGGAATGCCATTATTTATATTGTCTCATTAAATTATCTTTCCATGGAAGCATCCTAAGATTATTAATACTAGCTGCCTCTTCTGGGGGTATATTTCTTTCAAAACATTCCTTAATAGGAATGATATGATCTAATTGCCATCCATCTTTAACTCCGCATAATGTTCTAACATATCCATTAGGGTTAATAATAGCTATGTTTGACAAATATATCTTATGACTCATCCCATGTACTATTCTAGCATATTTTTTATATACAGGAGTGTTAGGGTTACGCATTTTTCTTGAACCGATTCCTTTTGCAGCAACATTTGCAGCTCGTTGTTGGCACGTGTGGCTACAAAATTTACGAGGAGTTGATTTTATTGATTCGAATTCTTTTTTACACGCCGCATTCTGGCATACACAGTAAATAGTTCTTCGTTGAGACGGAACAACAGACCCACCTCTCCTACCTCTAATAGTAACGATACCTACCTCTTTTCTGATCTTAGTTATTGTTGGATGTGATGCACTAACTAGTAAGCATATCTCAGTAACCGACCGTTGTAAATCAATGATTAAATTCAATTCGTCCTCTGTAAATATTCTTCTTTTAGCCATATATTACTCCTATATAACTATTTATACATTTACCTGTTAACTGTAAGATTTTTTATTTTAAACAATTATAAATTCCTGTAGATATCTAATAACAATGCTGGGTTATAATGATCGCTGTTAATAGCAGTTAATTGACTTGTTACAATAGTATCAATGCTTTCAAATTGAATATTTCCCAACATAATGTCAGTACCAATATCTGTATGCTTAACTGGAATTAATGTAAGCTCACGTAAATTATATGTACCTACAAATGTTTCTTTAATAAACGTTGCTTCTTCGTATGAAATATCCACATCAATGTTTACTCGACAGTGCATACCCTTTTGTAATAAAGTATCTGGATTTTGTAGTATACCACTTAATGTGTACACACGATACTTGGGTTGATCGGGCCATGCATGAAACGTTGGCTCTTCTCCCCAATTAAGTATCATCATACCACGTTCATCATCACCTGCATCTGCGTAATTGTGTGGAAACGCATTGCCAATGTAAGTAATGTTCTTACCGGTTTGACGTTTATGAAAGTGCCCACTGTACACATGATCAATATGCCCAAAGTCTTCACGTCTAATCTCGCCATGCTCCGGCATTTGTACCATTGCGTTCATGTAATAGCCTGGCAACTCAAAGTGCCCAAACATATACTTTGCATTGATCTTTTGTATTTTCTTATGATCATCCCCAACTAACCACGGCACAATGCTTACATCACCCTCTTGATAGAAGTCGTTAATGATTTCAATGTTAGGAATATGTCGTGCCCACTCAGCTGATTGTATATCACGCTTGTCGCGATAATATAAGTCATGATTGCCCGGAATGAATATAACACGTTCAAACGCTTTACCCAACAGTTCTAACGCTGTTAGGCTATAGTTTAGTGTGATGATATTAATTGCCGCTCGATTATTATGCCAGTCACCTAACATAAAGCAAACATCACACCCTTCTTCTTTAGCTTTGCTAATAAACCACTTAACAAAGTTTAAACAATCGTCGTTGTGTGTTTGACTATTTGACTTTAAGCCAAAATGCACGTCAGTCAGAATCGCTGCTTTTTTAAATAAATTTGCCATATAATTAGTGTATAATACTTAACCCAGTGAAGTCAAAAGAAAATATTGCCAAATTACTCGTCTGCTCCGTGTCCGCCGCCACCCCAACTACCACCGCCTTGATTCTGACGTGTGTAGCTTGGTGCGTAGTTGTTCATCTCTAAAATGTCATCACGAATGTTTTGATTACGCTTTTCGATGTTTAATACACGAGTAAAGCTGTTTGTAATTGCGGCTGTGTAATAAGCAAATGGATTGTCTGATTTAGATTCATCAAACTGTAGGCCAATTTGACTTAACTGTAGTAATGCTTGACTGCGCATTTCATCGTTATAGGTATAACCGCGCCAGTTACTACGTGTAGCATAGCGTTCACATAGCTTAACAAACATATGAGCCAACTTAGCAGTCATCTGACCGTGATCTCTACTAAACTTGCCAGTTTCTAAATCGCCTTGCCAATGACTCTTACCTACTAATACAGGAGTTAATTCTTCGGTCACCGAATAATGAAAGAATGGAGGAAAGTTTAGTTTAACGTACTTAACAGCACCTTTAACTTTAACAGCAGGTTCGTCATATTCAGTTTCAAATAAGTCTTCGTCATATGCTTCTTGTGCTTTAGCATCGGATTTTTTCTGTTTAACTTCATCAATAGGTATATGCTCCCACGTCATAACACGGAACACAATGTCAGTAACTGGGATATTTTCTACAGGAATTGCAAATTCATCTAACTTGCGTTTGTTGCCAAGTAACAGTTCGGCTTCTTGTGCTTCTTTTGCTAACCTAGTTGCACGTGTTGCCCTTGCTTCTGCTACGGATTTTTTGGTAATTGCACTAACATTTGATACAAT